ACAAACATGTTCTTTATCTGAATAAACTTCATCAACCTTGGTGGATCAAAAACATTCGTGATACGTATCGAAGAGATACCGACTTTACAGGTCCCGATAGTTATCTCAATACGGTTCCTGACACCTCCATCCGTATCATTTGGCTGCCATATCTGGGGCAACTGCCTTTCATGATGATGGACGTTCCAGGAAACCTTCAGTTTATTGAATATATTCCGGGTGAGATGTTTGCTATTAAAGTAAAGGAAGACATGGAACTTGTGAAAGCATGGTCCACTTGGAAAGAAGGTACGTCAGCTGCTTTCCTTGGACGTCGTTTTGATTCTTTTGAAAAAATGCAGGCAAACAATTATGAATGGCAGCAGATTTTTATGAATAAATTTTCTGTTGACTTGGCGGCTGATGCTACCATAGTCGATGCAAAGGCTGGCTTTTGGCAAATTACTGTCGAGAATACCAAAGAGACTGCCATAACCGATATCACCGGTGCAAAAAAAGGTGTCGCTTATGTTATTGAGTGTGGTAATACAACCAATGCCACCACAATCGCGAAATCTGAAAAGTTCAAAAATATCACTGAGGCATATACTCCAACCAAAGTTGGCGATTATATAATGGTGATTCTCGATGACGAAGGAAACTTCCTCGAACTTGAACGTCAGGTAGGAGGCAATCGTAAGATCAACGCAGCACTCCAACCGAACATTCCCGGTGTGCGATAGTCCATTTCTCATGTGTGTTTTAATAAGTTAGTTGTTTGTGGGCGGGTTTATGGCCCGCCCTTCTTTTTAAATGAAAAATTTTATGAAAGCAAGAAAAATTTCCAATCCTTATAAAAAGAGTAACGAGTACGCTCGTAAAATGTCTGTCAGGCTCTTCCTCTCATTGCTGACACTCTTGGCTATAGTCTTTGTTGTTGGCATGTTTATGGGCCCGGATTCATTTTTATGTATCTCCGGTTTCGGTAGTACATCATTGGCAACTATGATGATCATCGGCGATGTGGGTGATGTTTCGGATCGCCAGACGCACGGTTCTAATATTGCATATAAAGTGTATCTGATTGAACTTTCCCAGATTAACCCTGATGTGAAGTTTCCCAAAAAGAATGCCAATCGCGAAGTTGGTACCATTCCGATGAAAACCGGTGAGTATATGAAGTACTTCGAGGCCCATGATATACCTACATATACGGCTACTGGCGAGAAAGGGGATATTACCACATCCGGAGAAAACAACTTTGTAATCATTATGGGGGGTATGCGAGATCAGTTGCTCAACTTTATCGAAGAACACGCTGGTGGCAAGTTTATAGTTTTGTTCAAAGAAGTAGGAGAGGAGCAGTGGTACATTATCGGTGAGTACGACCGGCCAATGATTCTGCAGTCCTTCGAGGCAAAGAACGATAAAGATGGGCGCTACGTTACCTTTACTTTCAAGCGTACTTCTATAGACCAATATTGTAAGTATACCGGTGCCATCGTTCGTACTCCGGCTGCAAAACACGCGGCTTCGGCCACTACACTTACCATCAAGCCTGAAAGTAACCGTTATGAGATCCCAGATGGAACTGCCGCTACCTATGCCATTTCTGCCGTGTCCGGAATCACAGCCAATGACAAAGGTCGTTATATAACTCTTGAAGGTAACGGTACTGACAAAGCTGCTACAATTGCTGATGGAGCATCATTCGTTCTTGAAGATGGAGCTACATGGACCGCCCGTGCAGGATCCGCGATTACATTCCGGATTATGGATACTACTACTCTCGTCGAGGTTCCTGGAACCCGTATTCAGACAGCATAGTTTTTTTATTCATAGAGCAGAGAAATCTGCTCTTAATACTTACTAAAATGTACTCATTCAAAGAAAAGCAAAAACATTTTTCTGAACTTCAGAATCCGGATGCAGCTTCTTTAGACTTACAACTCTTAACTCAGAAGACTCCCTCGCATCCTCTTTTGAGAAAGTTTTCGAGAAACCCGCAACGTTATGCTAACGAGATCTTGTACCAATTACTCGATGTTGCAGAACGGGATGAGATTCGTAACAATCGCCGTCCACCGGTTCCCAAAAAGGTACAGCCACAATCTAATAAGGCCGATAACTCTAACCCTCAAAAAGAAGAGAATGGCAAGTTTCCTATTGTGGAATCTGAAAAAGTGGAAGATGGGAATACAACTCAGGAATCTTCTGCTTCTACAACTACTGTTTTGGAAAACCAGGATAAAATATCAGATATAACCAATCAAATAGTAGAGGCTGAAGGACGTGCAGAAGAAGCAGAACAACGTGCTGAGGAAGCCGAAGAACGTGCAGAAGAATCGGAACTTCGTGCTGAGGAAGCTGAACAACATGCAGAAGAAGCCGAAGAACGTGCGGATAATGCTGAAACAGCGCTTGAACAAGAGAAAAAAAAAGTAGTCACTACTTCAAAACCGGTTTCAAATCCGAAAGTAAAGTCCAAAAGTGGGAAGAGTACCCAAAAATCGACTGGGACAACCTCTCCGACCCGCAAGTCCAGACAGCCACGATCATCTACAACGACCGGATCGTAACCTGGAAACAAATGAAGCAGCTCGACGAACAGCTGGATAAGAAACCGACTACACAAGCAGTCATTGATATGGCTGAACTACGTATTCGTAATCTTCTGGCGTTTGAAGAGCTGCAGTCGTTCAACGATACTGGGAAGTTCCGTTACAAGCATCCGTTCATAGCCCACCAGTCGGAGAGAGCACAACTGGAGGATCTGTTACGGAAAGATCCGCAGGAGTTTCTGCGGCGTCATAAAAATGTACTCGACAACATCCGCAGATACGAATCCTACCTGAAACGGGCCGACCGTGACAGTCGGCGCACTCAGGACAAAGAAAACCTTCGTCGTCATCGTGAGCGCGAAGCACTATTCAAAGCCATTCTCGAATCAACTAATAAAAATTAAAATGGAAAAGCTAATAGAAGTATTTAATTTGGGTGGTTTGCCTACCGCCCCGCTGGATTCATTCTTAGAGCTTCAGGAAGACTTCAAAAAGTCGGATCCTGATAAGTTATCGAAACTACAGATGCTCATCATTACTCGTGGTTTCAAGTATGCATTTAAAGCTTGGAAGGACCCGGACGGAAAACTCTGGATCATCGATGCCCATCAACGTCGAAAGGCACTACTTGCATTACGAAAATCCGGCTTTACCATCCCGGAGATTCCGTATGAGCCGATCTTTGCTTCGGACAAAAAAGAGGCTGTCGAGGAGATTGCTGCCTATAACTCTGAGTTTGCAACTAAGAACCCGGATACCTTACTCTTCAAAAAATACAATATCGATACCGATACTCTTTCCCGGTTCAATCTTGGTTATGAAGTGAAAGCAATAGATTTCGGTCAAGTAACAACTCCACTATTCGGATCAGAACACGAATCAACCGATATCCAAGAGGATGCCATTGATTTTTCAATTCCGGCTGAAGACGATACAAAGTCTGTATTTGTTCAGCCGGGTGATATCTGGTTACTTGGTGAACATCGTTTAATGTGCGGTGATTGTCGTTCAAAATCAGATGTAATCACGTTGATGGACGGGCAACATGCAGATTTAATTGTTACTGATCCTCCCTATAATGTAGCATACGAAGGTGGTACTGAAGAAGAACTCACAATCCAGAATGACGCTATGGAGAACGATTTATTTGCTACCTTCCTAAAGCAAGTATTTTCTGTCATGTTTACCATATTGAAACCTGGTGGATCCTACTATATTTTTCATGCAGATAGTGAGGGTGAAAACTTTCGAGCTTCTCTCCGGAAAGCTGGATTCAAAATAGCACAATGTTGTATTTGGGTAAAAAACAGTATGGTCATGGGACGCCAAGATTATCAATGGCAACACGAACCATGTTTATATGGATGGAAACCAGGAGTCGGTCACTTTTGGAACTCTGATCGAAAACAGACTACTGTTTGGAACTTCGACAAGCCGCAACGTAATGCTATCCATCCGACAATGAAACCCATTGCTCTGATAGCTTATCCTATTTGTAATTCCAGTACATCTGGACAAATTGTAGCAGACTTCTTTTCCGGATCTGGTTCCACTCTAATGGCTTGTCAACAAACTGACCGTGTCTGTCGCGCAATGGAGATAGATCCTCGTTACGTTTCAGGCACAGTCCATAGGTATCGTGCAATGTTCCCGGAACAGCCTGTTCGTTTAATTCGTGGTGGTGAACTTCTCACTGTTGAAGATACTTTTAAAATTATTTCATGAAACAAAATCTGACACCCACTTCTGATGTAGATAAAGCCATCCTGATTGGTGACGAATATGTATCTCAAGTGCGTACGTTTGGCGCACTTGGATACTCCGCAGATCGTATCTGCAATCTCTTGGGTTTGCGTGGAAATGAAAAAATAGCTCTTAGTATCCGGATCACTCTGCCTGGTGATGTCTATAACGATGCTTACAACAATGGGCGTGTTTTAGGGGAGTACAACATTGATGCAGAGTTGGCGAAACGCGCTGAATCTGGAGAGATTGATGCTATTACCACCTTAGAAACTCGTAAAAATGAACGTATAGAACTTGAACTTCGAAAGAATTTATTCGGCGTATGACACAACTTGATATACTTGATAAGATACATCCAGACATGATATCAGCTTTCCTGGTCTCAGGGAAAAGCGATGGCATACCGGCTGATGTGCAACTCTTCCTCAAGCAGCTACAATGGGCTGCTGAAATATACGAATACGAACGGAACATTACCCGTGCTGCTAAATTGCTAAAGCAGCGTATTAATGCCTTACAGCATCTTAATCTTGATGAACGTACCTGTAAAGCACGTATATATGCTGCCATCAACTACTTTTCGATTGATAATAATGTATCTATCAAAGTATGGGAGTCAAATTACGCGGATAAATATGAGGACCTGGCTAAGCTCTCCGCTGTTCGTGGTGATTACAAAACACAGAAACAGTGCTATGATGCTGCCGCCGAATGTCGCCGACGGGCATCGGAAATAGCTGAAGCTGATCGTGATCTTGGTGTTGTTTTCTTGATTTCTCCGGATATCACTCCGGAGGAACTCGGATATTCTAAGAAGTCATTGAAAGAGATAGCGTCCAAGCATAACGCAGGTTTCTACTTGAACTTGATTGATAAGCTTCCCATCGAGAAAGAAGAGAAAAAACGCCTCTTACGTGATGCTGACATTCAAGAGGCTGAGTTTGAAGAAGTAAACGAAGAATAGTCATGTCGATAGAGCTCTATTCCCAATCTCAAACGAAGCTTTCTGCAGGCTGTGATACCTTCGATGCCACTGCCTATTTTGAAAGTTACTACATGAACTCCATGCAGATTCAGGTGAATGTTCTGGATCCTAACAATATCTTTGTTGAAGGTGCTCGTGCTGTTGGTAAGACTGAAGGTGTCATGGGACCGCGTATTATCCGGGTAGCAAACGATATGCCTGGAGAACTTTCTTTCCTGGTACACAAAACTTATATTGCCCTAATGACCAATGTATGGCCTAATATCCAAGCGTACTTTTCCCGCCCTGTCACCATTGCTGGTCGTGTTCGTCCGATGTTAGAATATGGCATAGACTATGTGGTGGGAGAGGCTAAGATACCATCTCACTTTCGCCGCCCACGTTACCCTATTGCTTATCCTAAACACAGTATTTTGTTTCGTGATGGCCATCACCTGCAGATGGTAAGTTCTGACCAACCAGAGTCTGTCGCCGGTCGTTCTGGTGTACATGCCTTTATCGAAGAGATGAAGCACAACAAAGGTGAGAAGCTAAAGACACGACTTTTCCCGTCACTTCGTGGATCTTCTGCCGAGATCCGTATGTCACAATATTATCAGGGTGTAACAGGTGTGTCCGATACTGCTCGTGTAGATCTTGGCGAAGATGACTGGTTCGAAGAGTATGAAAACAATATTGACCAGGCACTTCTTGAGGAAATTGCTACAGTTTCTCTGCATGTTAATGCAGCTATGTACAAGCGTTACAAGCTGTTTGCCCAACAGAAACAAACAACGAACCCGGTTATACTCGAAGCTATCCGTCTCGAACTTCAGAAAGTAGAACGTACCCTCGCACTCTGGAAACCTCGCCTCGCTGATATGCGTCGTAACGCTACGTTGTATGTACGTGCCAGTTCTTTTTGTAACAAAGATATATTAGGACCTAAATTCTTTAAAACTCAGCTTGATACGCTTGATATTGATGAATTTCTGACTTCTATCTGTGCTATTCGACATAAAGAAGTTGTAAATAAATTCTTCGCAAATTATAAAAAAGAGTTTCACCAATTTTCCGACAGTTATATTTATGAGTCTATCCTGAAACTCGACCTCCGGGAACACTTTATTCTAACAGCCCGTTATTTGAAGCACTATAATAAACGTGACGAATTGCTCGTCGGTTATGATCCCGGCCACTTCTCCAGCCTGGTTGTTGGCCAGGAGAAAGACTATGGTTCAGAACTCAGGATACTGAAGGAGTTCTTCTGTTACTATCCAGACGAACAGCCGGAACTTGCCCGTCAGTTCTACGAGTTCTTTGGTCAGGATGCTGTCAATAAACATATCATTCTATATCCGGACCGTGCCGGCAACAAGAAGAAAGAGGACCTGGAAAAGATAACCACCGACTCCCGCATTCTCAAGCGAGAGTTGGAGTCTTACGGCTTTACTGTTGAGCTAATGAACGAAAGCCAGGCAACAGTTTACCATTGGCAACAGTTCAAGCTCTTGCTTCTTATCTTTGGCAATCGCAGTAACGCATTGCCCCGTGTTCTTATCGACGAAAACGAGTGCAAAAATTTATGTAGTGCTATTATGTTATCTCCCCTTAAAAAAACGGATGGTCGTATTGAATTGGACAAAAATTCAGAAGTGAAAGTACCGCTTAAACTTCAAGCCGGGCTTACAACACAGATACCAAGTGCACTTATTTACCTGCTTTTTGGACGTTACGGTGACCGTGTTCAAAGTGAATTATCATCAATCCCGATAGATTTACCGGATAATTTCTCTATAAATTAATTATTAATTCTATGAAAAGTTTGTCTTTATCCATAATAATAGTCCTGTTTGATATTGAGAAATATGCTAATCTATTGAAACCTAATCTAATCACGTTTCAAAAGTTTATTTCTTTTTTTTCGTCAGACTCCTATCTCCACGCCCCGCTGATAATTCGATGTGAGGTGCATCCCTTTTCTTTTTACAGGAAATATGAGGGAGTGTTTCTTCTGGTCCTTTTGGAGGTGTTCTCAAACAAGTATTTTCGAGCATGGAAACTACAATGACAGGACCGCATGCACTGCAATGGGCAAAAGAGATATCGAAGCTTCCTGATGGATGTTTCACTATTGCATTCTTTCCTTATTCAAGGCAAAAGGGAGAGGCATCTGATAAGCTAACCATCCGGGAGGGGTGTAAGTTCCGGACTCAGTTGCCACATGAAAGGTTTAGTATCGATGGTGAGAACTTGTTCCTCTTCAGTGATGCTGGTGGAGAACCAAAGATGTGCTATAGGATCCTGATTCGATACATGGGTTTTCCACAGGATAATTTTAAACTTCATAAAATCGATTGGTTATGAGTGACGTGAAGATGCTGGGTGACTATGGTTGCTACATCGATGAAAGTAATGTGATATCGTTCCAGGTTGGGGATAATCCTCGTATAGGAATGGAAGATCCTGGTTTTTCAGTGGAAGACTACAATTCGTTCCCTGATTTACAATGGCAGACGATTAACGGTTATCAAGTGTGTAGTCGTGGACACAATAACATGAAGTGTGAAGAGATAGCTGCAGATCTTAAAAAGAACCGGTTGTTACCTCGCTTAATTACTAAGCAGATGAATATGCTGTATGGAAAGGGACCAGCAGTGTATAAAACAGTGTTTGCTGATGGTAAATTTAAGCGCGAATGGGTTGAGTGTCCGGAAATCATGAATTGGCTGGATTGTTGGAAAGATCGTGGACTTGAAAGTGACTATAAAGAAGTCGCAAAAGCTCTTATTAAAGACTTCTATTATTTTCGTGACTACTTTGTCAAGTGGAGATTTTCGGTCGGTAGAAACTTTGGAGCACTACCTGTTGCTGGTATTGAGACGATGGAGAACAGGCATTGTAGACTGGCCACAACAAAGAAAGATGCCGCTACTGATCTGGTATACTATCGTGACTTTCGTTTTATAGCTGTTGGGCGTTGGAATTATGGGATATCCAATTTTAAGATTTATCCGAAATTTAATTTGGCCGATGTAGATAACTATAAGTATGCAGCTATTTCGCATCACCGGGAAAAATCAGTAGATGAGTTTTATGGTGTTAATGAGACACACGAAGGTACTAAGGAATATATTAGAGGGTCTAATGCAACTGCACGATATATTAACTCCTTTTTGCGTAATAGCTTGGCCGCAAAGATACATATCATTATTCCTAATGCATGGATCAATGCAAAACGTACTCAAATTCAGAAGCTTTGTGATGAGAATAAAAAACGGAATAAAGATGGAGTGAAATTGTATGTGTTTAATGGAATCGATATAGGTACTGAATTTAAAGAGTCTACACTGATTAAATATATTCAATCTGAACTTCGTAAGATATCTCAATACCTTTCTGGAGCTGACAACCAAGGTAAAGCGTATGCAACGATTAGTTTTAAAAGTGGTGGTACTGAAGAAGAACGTTGGAAGATTGAAACAGTGGATTTGAAATACAAAGAGTATATTGAATCGCTTATTACTTATGATAAGCGTGCTGATGAAGTGTTATTATCAAGTGTTGGTCTCGACTCTTCTATTTCCAGTGTTGGGAAGGATGGTGTGATATCCAAGTCCGGATCGGATGCATATTATAATTATCTGATTTATCTGATGTCTCTCACTCCGGACGAAGAAATCTGTTGTGAACCTTTTAATTGGGCTATTCAAATAAACTTTCCTTTATTATATAAAAAAGGATATAGAATTGGTTTCTACCGGGAAATTCCAAGTCGCCAGGAAGAAGTTAAACCGAACGAACGATTAAATCAGCAAGAATCATGATTATATTAGAAGAGTTATTTAAAAATTTGACAGAATTTCGCCAATATGCACCTTATTCTGAAACGAATATTGAATTTAAAGACCTCAATAGTTCAGCATCGTCTGCCCGAAAGCAGATATGCATTATTATTTCTAAAAAGGTTTATGATATAATCGTTAAGAGGGAAGGAGAGATACATGATGCTTTACTGACTGCAATGGCCAACTTAACGTTGGCAAAACAGTTAGTTTTTGACGTTGTCAAGCAGCGCAAATCCGACATTGACATATACAAGTATGAAATGGAAGCTATGCGCCGATCTTATATTGAGAACTATTTTAGCGGAATGGATACTTTGATTCAGTTACTTGATCAGGAAAAATTGGAAGAGTGGAGTGGATCCCGCTATTGTAAACTGCTTTCTTCTCTTCAGATACAGACTGCAGAGGACTTTGATTTTCTTTATTCAATTGATCTTTCCTATCTCTTTTTCTTCCGGATTATTCCACTTCAGAAAGAAGTACTTGACGAAGTCATGACCGGCTACTTCGAGCGCGTAGGTGATAATCAAGAGATAAAAGGTTTGCTGTTACATGCACTTGCAAAGGCTACAGTTGCTCTTGCATTGCGTCGATTGGATATTCTTGAGTTCCCGGCAACAATACGTAATCTTTTTGATGATTCTAAAACTAACCGATCCGGAAAAGATGAACAGGAACGTATGCTTACGCTTGCCAGTCAGTTAACCGACGAAGTACAATCCTTATTGAGAAGTGTCGATCTCATTTTATCTAACAATGATTCAGGGATAGTGGATACAGAAACTTCTTTTAATTCTCCGGACGATATAATCGTAATGCTGCCATGATGAAAGATACTATTGAATTTATGCTCCACGGGGACACCTACTTCATCCCTAATTCATGGGATCTCCTTACTCCGTTTTTATTTTCCAGTCTTGTACAAGATTTTAATCGGATGGTCAAAGGTGAACTTTCTCCGGCCATGGTGAGAGTAAACTACGTATGTAATGTCATGGGCTGGAAACCAAAGAAGATCAAAGACGAAGACTCCTTTCAGAATCTGGCTTTTCTTGCAGAGCAAGTAACATTCCCATTCGTTATCTTATATCCGGATAATGATTTGGCCCTAAAAGATATGGATATTGAAACCAGAAAGCTTTGCAAAAAAACTCCTCCTGAGCGACTAACCAGTCTCCCCATCGCGCGATATCTCTCACGTTTGGACTATCAATTTACCCTGGATAGCTGCTTTTGCAAACAACTTGTACCGGAGGTGATTGTGAATGACGAAATTTATCCTGCATATTCCATTGATACAAGTTTTAATGTTTTGACCTGTTCATTAACTGCGTTGCAATATATAGAGGCTCGTGCTTTAATGGGAAAGTCTGTAGATATGCTTCCACTTCTGGCTGCTATTTTATATTACCCAGGTACTTATTCTTCCGCAGGTGCTCATCGGTTAGCTTCAGAGTTTGCCAACTTAACAGAATATGAACTTCAGGCAATAGCTTTCAATTTCCAGGCTTTTAATAATTATCTGTTTTCTCAAACCGAGTTTCGATTGCTCACAGCATCGAAAGAAGGTAAGAATAGTACTATTAGCACCGGGGCACTTGAATCTCTTTATAACTTGAGCAATGATGGACTTGGTGATATAACAGTCATCGAGCAGATGAATGTTATCAAGTATCTGACTATTCTCCGGAAGAAGATTATTGAAACTGTCCGTAGCATGAGTTCTATGAAAATGGAGAAAGTTGATATTGAGAAAGAAACAGGATTGCCTATTCACATCATTAACCAGATATTATGATACTTGATTTATTCTCTTATTTCGCAAAGTTTCCTTCTAAATCGGGGGTACTTTCCATATTTAATAATGGTAGTAGTACTTATGCTCAGTATTCTGAACTGCACAATGTAATAACGAACCTTCCGGAACCTTTACTTCCTGCGATTCAATCATACGTTTTTGGACAATCATTTGAATCAGTCAAAGCACGTATCGATAACTTAACAGGTACTTATCTTTTTATCGATTACGGTGAGTTTTCTTCCAAGAACGATTACCGGAATTCTATCGAAGATTCTCAAAAGTTAGCGGCTACTGTTGCAATGAAGCTATCGGATACTTCGGACCTTGTTGAAGAAGCCATTGCTTCGGATATCTGTTTAGAGCTTCTTACTACTTTACATACCTATTTTCTTTACGATGCGGAAAGTGGAAACATACCTTGGCTTAATCGCTCAACTATAAAGAATCACGATATTATTCCTTTTGTAGCGAAAGAATTGAAGTCAATTGGATGGACTATGATTTTCGAGGCAAATGCTTCTGATCTGTTTAATGTCAAAAGGCGAGCTGTGGTTTCTGATATTAAACAGTAATCGTAAATTTGTCAAAAGGAAAATAACGGACCTTTCTTTATCTCCTTTTAGCTCAAGCTAAACAAAGCTAACTTGTTGATAATAAGTGAGTAATTGCTACGCTGTTCGCGCTTATAGTGTTATCTTAGCTGTATAATAATAAAGGAGATAAAACATTATGAACGAGCAAATTAATAACATTCTTAACCAGCAAATAACGAAGACAGGTAAAATCCAGCAACTTCTTCTTTTAGGATTAACTCGCCGCCAGGTCGCTGACCTTGTAACAAACGGAAATTATGGTTTCGTACAGAACGTATATAAGCGCATGCTTGAAACCGGAGCCTTTCAGCCCACTACCAATAATATCAATACCTTTTCCGAAATAGACTACACTTTCAACCGCCGTTTCGGTGTTGAAATAGAAGCCTATAACTGCACTCGCGAACGCCTTGCTCAAGAACTTAGGGAAGCCGGGATAAGCGTAGCGGTCGAGGGATATAACCACGATACCCGCAACCACTGGAAACTGGTAACTGACAGTAGCCTTTCCGGTTCAAATACTTTTGAACTTGTTAGCCCGATTCTCGAAGGCGAATCCGGACTTAAAGAACTCGAAAAAGTATGCTGGGTACTTGATTATTGCGACGTAAAAGTAAACGACTCCTGCGGCCTTCATATCCACATGGATGCCGCCAACTTCACTCTCAACACTTGGAAGAACCTAATACTTACTTATCGGAGAGCTGAACGTGTGATTGACGCTTTTATGCCGACATCACGCCGGAACAACCCTTACTGTAGAGGGATACAATCCATCACAGAAAGCAGAATTCAAGAAGCTGCAAGCCTTAACGATTTGCGCATGGCTTTCGGGGGCGACCGCTATCATAAGCTTAACCTTGAATCTTACTCCCGCCATCGCACGGTTGAGTTCCGCCAACATTCAGGAACAACGAATTTTACGAAAATGGAAAATTGGATACGCTTTATTGCCAATATGATTACCTTTGCGCAACAGACCAATATCGCTACCGGAACAGCCTTGGTAAACTTGCCGTTCCTGACTGCCGATCAAAAAACATATTTTAAACTTAGAACAAAAAAACTTAGCAGATAATGAATAAGACCTACACATTGCAGGACGGCGGTACAATTACCGCCACCTGCGCCACCGATTTTGTTGCGAAACTCCGTCAGAGCAGTCGTTTCGATTCTGAATGTACCGATCAGGAGTATATGTATCGTTTCGCTGATCGTTTCCACGACCAAACCGGTATTGTCATCCGTGCCGACTCTCCGGAGCATTTCTTTGCCGACTTGTTTCAGGCGAAATTTATTTCAGAAAAAGAATAAAATAAATCCCTAAAAACTTGCATAATAACCAAAAGGTTATTATATTTGCATTGTCATTAAGAATCGCGATCTTTGTATGACTGATGAAGAAGAGCTAAAGGCTCGGATTGAAGCTGCGGAGAAAGACCTTAGCTTCTTTTCCCTCTATTCCGATCAAGTTCTTGCAGAAGGATTTGCAACGAAAGAGGAGCTTGAAGATAGTATCAATGAAACCTTAGATGACTTAATTGATGCAAAGAACAAGCTGAATGAAAAAAAGTAGCCCTTCCCCCTTCGGGGGGCTACTTCATTTCACTCACTGTAAAATATATAACTTATGGATGTACAAAAGGAATTAGAAAAATGGAAGGCTGAATTTCTTGCTGCAAAAACGCCAGAAGAACAAACCGATCACAGGAAACGTTTTAATGCATTTCTCCAGTCTCTTTCTTCGGAAGATAAAAAAGCTTTTGCTATTGCTTTTGGAGAAGGTGCGAGAAAATCTATAGGTCAAGCCGAAGAAGTAATCAAGGCTGTTGAAATAAGAAAGAAGCTTGATCGGGTTTTAGATTTTGCTTCGATGTCATATATTGCAAAAAATTACTTCGGGAAAACCCGTCATTGGCTCTATCAGCGTATTAATGGTAATCTGGTAAATGGTAAGCCAGTTGATTTCACTCCCGAAGAACTCGATACATTATCTGTTGCTCTTTCCGAGTTGGGCGACATTATGAAAGATACTTCTCGGTCTATCGCGAGACCGTAAGTCTTGATGACAACTTGAGAAGGGTTCTGGAAACAGGACCCTTTTTTTAAAGTCTTATCCATTGAAGAAATAAAACTATTATTACATACTTCTTTTTAAGTGTAAAAATTGTACTGTAACATTGTTTATCCTTATCTTTGGGACTTGTATCATTTAATACTAAAATTTAATCAATGAAGAAGATTTTATTAATGCTACTTTTTATATTGGTAGCACATGGAGTTTACTCTCAGGATCCTTGGAATCCTACGCGTACTTATTGTGAAATTGTAGGTACCGGTAATCTTACTGGTACAAAAGTTAAAGTTGAAATAGACTTTGGCCAAGCAAAAAAAGTTTGGACTGCTCATGTCGATAACTTCCTTGTTGACGAAAACGGAAAAGAGATAAAATTCAACTCTATGGTTGATGCTTTGAATTATATGGCGTTGTTTGGATGGAAGTTTGAACAAGCCTATGCCATAACCGAGTCATCTGGTATGTCCAAGCAAAACGTTTACCACTATCTTTTAAGTAAAGAATTAGATAGTGAAAATAATAATTCAGGCATATATACTCGTAGGGATTATAAAGATGATCAGGTCGAGAAAAAAACTGACAAAGAAGAGAAAGCTAAAAATAAAGAAGGGTTCTTTAAAAAGGAAAAAGGGAGGGGTGATGATATTTATTAATAAAATCTCTTTGTCTGTTCAAATATTATCTCCATATTTGCAGAGCTAAACAGTACAAGGACTGATTCCTTGAAGGAGCATAGGCTATGCTCAATTTTATATGGGCTTTTTTTATGCCTATATAAGACATATAATATAGGCGGTTGCCTTTCCCAACACATTGTATTACTCTTTCGGGAGTGTCATTGTACTGTTTAGCGACACGGGAAATGGCAGCCGTTTTTTTCTGCCTGAATGCTAAACAGTACAATGATATGAAAAAGAAAACCCCTTCCGGTAAAGTTCCGGTATCTAAGCTCCAAGCATTTCTTAGTGAGCTTTCTGGCATGTTATCTCAAGAGAGTAACGAGCTTTTTGTTTGTCATCCCAATGATGGCACTACTTCCATCCGCCTTTCTCGTGGTCAGTATTTAACCATTTCCGTACAGAAAGGAGCTCGATCATGACTACTAATATTAATGGAGCTTTTATTACCGCTGAAGCGGTTGAAACCATTAAGTTTCTACAACAGGAAAATTATGTTGATCAAACTCTAAATCAAATTAATGAGGTTATAGATATCGTTATTGCTGAAGATATTCCGGCCGTTTTAGAATCAGATAAGGATTGTCTGCGTATTGTGCGCAATCTTCGTTATCTTGCACAACATATATCATCATTTAAAAGACCTGATAACCATGAATGATAATCAAGAACAGAAAATCACCGATGTCAGCATCTATATTGCTGGATTACAAGCTACATATCGTCCTGCACCTGATGCCCGGCATACTACTCATTGGTTCTCCACCGATGAAGTCTATACTGCCATTAAGAATCTGGATCCTTCGGCCTCTATTACTAAAGAGCAAGTCTTTCAGGCTATGATCGATGCCGGTTTTAAGTTTCAAAATCGTCCCGGTGCATCCGGATGCAATTTCCGCTGGATGCTTCAGGAACGTAATCAATAATAAAAGGTCCGGGAACTACCATTAGTTTAATTCGTTACATAAAAGATAGCCGGTAGTTCCCGGCTTTTTTTGTGTCCTTTTCCCTCTATTTTTCCATCACTACATTCGCTGAAAATAAGTTTAGCGAATCATGATCACAGAAGACTTAATCAGAAAAAGATTTGTCCACGATACTATTTCTCAAGGAATTAATCAAATCTATCAAACTCAAGAAGGTGTAGTTAGTACTTATCTGCATACACGTTCTGGCAACTTATTGGCACATCTGCAGCGACGTCCGTTTTCCTCTCATGTTTCGGACACTAAAGCAGAGTATTTTATGCGTATTTTCCCCTATCTGCGATACTTGGACATCTCTTACAGAAAGAGTAATGATCGCATTTCTCGCCACATCCGTAGCAATCTTGCTCTCTATAATAGAACGGTTTGGGGAGTTCTCTATCATGAAACCTTCCCGGAACTTCGATATGGTTTCAATGATGAAATCCGGAATTCCATCCGTAAAGAACTCGAGCAGGCACTTCAGTACACATCTTCTTCAAATAGTTAAACCATGTCAAAAAAACATTTATCCGAAGACGAGATCCGCTACATAGTATCAGCTGAGACAGGAAAGGCTCAGCAAGAAATTCATGCTCTTACAAAAGAAACAAAGGAACTCAAGAAAGAAGAGCGTGAACGCCGTAAGACTATGGTCGATCTTGAGTCACAGGGAAAAAAGAACTCCAAAGGGTATAAGAACCTTGAAAAGGAAGTTAAAGAGTATTCTAAACGCATCACAGAGAATAACAAAAAACTTTCGGAGCTTACCAATAAGCTCGATATAAATGCTATGTCAGCCAATCAGCTCAAGAAGATGGCAAAGACACTTGCTGCTCAACTCGACAACATGGCCCAGTCTGCTCATCCCGAAGAATATGCAAAGTTAGATAAGCGTTTACGTGATGTACGCTCTCGCATGACTGAACTAAAGAGTGCCGGTCAAAATGTTCGTCAGGAATTCGATTTAACACAATCGGCACTTTCAAAGTTAAAAGCCATTGCTGTTGCATTTATCACTGTCAAGTTAGCCGGTTATTTAAAAGATATTACATCAAACGCATATACAACTCGAAAAGAGTTCGCCAAGTACGAAGCGGTTCTTCGCAATACTTTTCAGTCTCAAGAGAAAGCTGCACAAGCGATGAAAATGCTCCAGCAATTAGCTGCTGATACTCCTGGATCCCTGAAAGAGTGGACAGAAGCTTTCATTAAGTTAGTCAATCGGGGAATAAAACCTACTTCGTCTGAACTTACCAATATGGGTGATCTTGCTGCTTCTCAAGGGAAAAGCATTGATCAATTCATAGAGGCAGTACTTGACGCTATGTCCGGTGAGAATGAACGTCTCAAAGAATTCGGTATTAAAGCTAATAAAAATGGTGATACAGTGAAGTACACTTTCCGAGGTGTCACTACTGAAGTTCAAAACTCTGACGAAGCTATTAAAAACTATCTATTGTCTCTCGGCCAGCTTGAAGGAGTGGCCGGCTCTATGGCTGTCCAAATGAAAGAGCTTGAAGGAGTGGAGTCTAATTTTGGAGATACCGTAGACAATATGTGGAATAAGATCGGAAAACGTATGGAACCATTCTTTAAGAAAATGTATTCTTGGGCATCCTCTTTCGTTTCAGATATCACCAAGGCGGTCGAACCTTTATCCGATACTTTCGACGATCAATTAGAGAAAGTGGTTAAGCTTGAAACGACTCTTCCAGGCATGACTAAACGCTATGAAGAGCTTGCAGGTAAGCTCAATCGTAATGCCGACGAACAGAAAGAACTTAATACTCTAATAGCAAATCTCTCTTCCATAGTTCCTTCTGCTGTATCCGAATGGGATCAGTATGGAAATGTAATCTCCCTCAATACAAGTAAGATACATGATTACCTCAATGCGGAAAAAGCCCGGTTAAACTACGTTCATCGTGAGGAAATTAAGAACCTCAAGGAGAAACAAGAAAATGCAAAAAAGGAAATAGAATTACTTGCCACACAAAATGAAAGAGGGAAAGTTTGGGCTGGTGGCACAGGGTATGGTAATACTAAGGATCAAGGGATGCGTGCAATAACCGATGCTGAACGTGCTAAAAATACTGAACGAATAAATCAGTTGAAGGAAGATCTCGCTGGTATTGATGCCCAGTTAGATAAAATTTCAGGCTCCGGAATTGAAAAGATTGTGCAGGACCGTATAAAATCACAGAAAGATATGACGGCAGCCCAGGAACGTTTCAATAATATGAATAAGTCCATGCTTTCCGCCTGGCTCAAGGACGAAAAGAATGCTGCTGATCAATACCGTGAGATAGCTGAAGAAATCTACAAAAGCCGGTTTCCCGATAAACCGGCAGATCTGAAAGCTGCACAAAAAGCTCAAGCTGCTTCCGAAAAAGAAAAGAAAGCCGTCTTCGATACTGAGAAGGCTGCTATTCAGTCCATGGAGGCTCTTCGCGAAGAAGATTTGCAAAATCAGCAGAAGTGGTACAACACTTCGGTCTCAGCATTAAATGCCGATCTTTCTGAGAAGTTAATCACTAAGGAGCAGCATGAGCTTCTCATGATCGAACTTGACAAGCAGAATGCAGAGAACCGCCTGAAGATAGAACAGGCATACTATCAGGATGCCCAGTCACTTGAACTCAAGAACGCTGACCTTAAAGAAGATCTTGTCCGTAAATCCAATCAACGTGTACTTGATTCCGAAAAATCGGCTAACGCTGCCCGTGCTGTGGAACAGGCTAAGCTAAACGATCTAATCAAAGATTTTAAATCGCAGTTCAAATTCACTACGGTAGAAGAGGATTTTCAGGCGCAAATGTCGGTACTTGAGGCTGCCTACCAGGCCCGAAAGGAAATGGCTGAGAAGAACAATCTCGATACCACTGAACTCGATAGGGCCTATTATGCAGCCAAAGAACAACTCGAAGCGGATCATCAGTCCAAGATACTTGCTATCCGCAATCAGTATGGACTTTCCACTCAACAGGAACGTTTTGATGCCGAATTGTTACAACTGAAGGCAGCGCGTGATCAGCAGCTACTCACCGAAGAAGAATACGAACAAGCCGTTCAGAATCTGAAGCGTGATTCCTACAAAAAACAATTCGATTACTATTCCGGGCTTTTTTCCGGTGCTGTTCAGGCACTTCAACAAGCCGAGATGGATAATGTCGATGCTCAGTATGATGCTGAGATCGAAGCAGCAAAGGGCAACACCAAAGAGGTAGAGCGTCTTGAAAACGAAAAGGCACAAAAGAAACTCGACATTCAAAAAAAATATGCTGATGTCAATTTCGCCATCAAAACCTCTCAAATCATTGCTGATACTGCTGTCTCTATAATGAAGGCTTTTTCCGATCTCGGTCCGATAGCCGGTGCCGTTGCAGCTACACTCATGGGTATTACCGGTGCTGCCCAGATTGCGTCTGCCAATGCCGAACGTAAAAAAGTCAAGAATATGACTCTTTCAGGAAGTTCCTCTTCTTCCAGAAGCGGTGCTCGTGTTGCTACTGGCCGTGAGTCCGGAGGAAAGATCGATGTCAAACGTGCCCAGGATGGTAAGTTCTTTCCCGATGCAGATTACGATCCCGACGCTCGTGGTTTCATTGATCGTCCCACCGTCATAGTAGGAGAGGGGCCTTCGGGATACTCTAAAGAATGGGTGGCCTCCAATGCTGCCGTATCCAATCCTACCATTGCACCTATTCTCGATATACTTGATAAGTCCCAACAGGCAGGTACTATCCGCACGCTCGATCTTAATCAGGTCATTCGTGCTCGCATGGCTGGTTACTCTTCTGGGGGTACTATCTCTAAGACTACCGTTTCTTCACCGGATTCCATATCACCCGATTCAGGTGTGGCACTTCCCCCTGAACTTATGAAGCGGTTTGCCAATGCCATCATTAATATTGATGAACATGGAATTCCGGCATCTGTTTCTCTCACTGAGTTTGAACGTAAACAACAATTGCGCGATCGTTCCCGTAATCTTGCGAAAAAATAGCCGTATGAAAATTATTAATACTCACTTCAATCAACCCTATCAACTTTCTCCTGGTACACAGTTGGACGTTGAACGCCCCAATCTTTTTTTTAATGAATGGGGAGAGCAGACTTTTCCGGTCGATCTTCCTGATACTCCTATCAACAGAAAGATGGTTGGCTATGCCGATATGTTAGGCAATGTTTCAAAGCCCTCAACAGATATCAATTGTACCATTCAGGACGGATCTTATTTCATGTCCTGTCGCCAAGCCATCTTTTCTGCACAGAGGAAAAAAGGATTCAGCACCTCTTTTTATATCAATGAAGGTTCTTTTCTTTCCCGCTTGTCCGAAACCGCACTGGCCGATGTCTTTGGGGATGAAACCATTCCCGGAGTTGCTACCGTTCAGCAAGGCATTGACTTTTGTCGTTCACTGCTTGACAACACGAACCCTAATTTTTCAGTCTTTCCTGTCTGGTTGGACCTGGATGGAGAGCGTCGTATGCTCAATAAGGTAGATCGTTACAATGCCAATGGTAACTATTCATCTTCCGGTACCATAAATTTTTATAACGCCTTTCCTCGTTCCGAAACTATTAACGACTCGGTTATATCACTCTCTCCCGGATATTACATTACTCCTTTCCTTCGCGCATCTTATCTCTTGCGACGCGTATTTTCATATTTCGGATACCAACTGCTCACTAACTTTTTCGATACCGTTCAACCCTTTAAAGACATGGTATTAATCAACAATACCATAGACTCTTTAGTTAATGGTACTATCCTTCTTGCACATCTCATACCCAACTGTATGTGCAGTACTTTATTGAATGTCTATCGCAAGAAGTTTTGTTGTGAGTTTATCCCCGATGAAGCTAACCGCACGGTAACTACTGAGTTTCTTCGTGATATCATTAAAGAATCCCCTTCTGTAGATCTCACCGGAGTATTGGTTTCCGAACCTGTTATCGAGTTTTCCGGATACAAACAGATAAAGATTGCTTCTGAAAACAATGTCTCCCTTTACGATCTTTTCGATTCAACAGCTGAGATCTCATCTAAATATCCCGAAGCTTCTCTCGATCAGAAATACGGTTGGTATACCAGGATCGGATATGGCGAATTTTCAGAAGTCACTCAAATCGTTGCCGACTCCATCCAGCCTTATTATATCGGAGGCAACTTACCGGTTTTCGAAGTCAAAGTTCCGGATTGTGCATATTCCATGATTGCTGCCACCTACCGTTCCAGTTCCAGCTCACAACTCCCTCCGTTGGGAGAGAAACTGCCATGGCCGGTTCCCTATATTGGTGACGGTCGTACCTTGAATTCCACAATAGTCATTTCATCTTCTGATAGCGATACCTCTGAAGATGATGAGAAAACCACGACTGCAGAAGATAAAGAACAGCCGCCAATGCTTGCTTTTACTTATTTCGACACTATAACACACGGCACTAATCATACTGCTGATGGCCGTTGGGAGTATTCTTTACTCTATAATGGTGAGCATGGAATTTACGAACGGTTTTATAGAAATATGGACAACCTTCTCCGAAATTCTCTGCATCCCGTTAAAGTTGACCTGCTGCTGTCTTCTACTCAGAAAATGAATATTAAGTCACATTCTAAAGTCTACCTCTGTGGACAGGAACTTCTTATAAACAAACTCGTTTATAGTATTGGTGGTAAGGACGAACCTAAAGAATCTGAGTTTTTCACCACTTTACTTCACACTCCGGTTAAAGTTGCTCCTCCCGAATCCCAGCGCTTTCTCCCGAATCAAAAATACAAGTGGAAGGTTCAGCGTACCTCTTATAGTATTACGCAGGATGAGTTCAATGCTTCTCCTTCTCAGGTTGAAGGCCTTCGTAGTTCTATAGATCCCCTGCCGGCCATTTATCCCCTGCCACCTACCCAGTCACAGTATAACAGTGGAGGAAGTTACTTTCATCGCTCCTATGCTCGACATTCGATTGGGCGTGATGGAAGAGATTATTGGGAAAAAGTAGAATGGTCATTAACGCCTATATTATTCTCTGAAGAATAAAAGTTGTCCTTTTATTCCCACCCTCTTATTCCTACTTTCGTTTCAAAATAATAGCTATTGATATGACGATTCTTCAGCAACCAGATGCGTTATCTCTTTCCGGGAATATTAAGGATTTCCGCATTAGTGCTCTCGGAAAAATTTCATTCGTACTCCTGCAGGGAGCTACTGAAATCTTGTCGCAAAGTTACGATCCCGGCCAGGATGGTCTTGTTACCATAAGTTTGAAAGATATCATTCATTCATGTCTCTCTTTCCTGCTTCAGGAGTCGTCTCAGGTCTATCTGCAACCAACCCTTGCCGATACGTTTACTGCCCGTTTTTCTGATGAGTATGTTGTCAATCCCGATGTTTCCGGGAATCCGGTTTATACCGATATCACTTTTCGTGCTGTTCGTGCAGGTATAGATCGATTTGGCGATACACCAACAAATTTTCTGACTCAGAATTTTCTTACCTGGCAGCCTACTGTTAAGCCGGTTACTTATTATTCACCGGAGTTTCTTACTTATTATGCAGTTGTTCCCTGCATCGTGAAGTTACGTGCATACTTTACCGATGATTCCGGATCCGTCATTACTCAGAAAGATATTACTCTTTCTGACTTCGAAGCCGGAAAAGCATATACCATTCCTTTGCAATATGCTTCTGTTGCAGGGAAACTCGACAATGAGCTTCCTGGTTATTATGATGTATGGATTGAAAATACGGAAGGTGTTCGTCTCACCTATATACAAAGATATTATGCTTCCGATATGTTATCCGAGCAAGAACAATGGATCCTATTCGAGAATTCTCTTGGAGGTATTGATACTTTCCGTGCATATGGTTCATGTGATTTCACTGGCGAACATACTCACAACATAGCCGAGATAGAAGAAAACTCATTGGAATATCGTGTTGATACCGAACGCAAGTTTCAAAAAAATACCGGTCATCTTAATGCCCAGGAACGGCGTTGGCTTCTTGATTTTTTCCCCTCTTTGTCAAAGTACATTTATACCGGATCTTATCTTCGTCCGATTGTTGTAACAGAGAGTAACGTCACCTATACAGATCGTGAACTTCCCAGCAATTATACTTTCACTTACAAGTATGCCGATGCCCGGCCCTTTCTTAACATTCCGCGAACCGAACCAGCCGGAGATTTAAACATCACCGTTCCCAGTGTCGGGTCTTTTACAGTGCCCCCTCGGCTTGTTGAATTTCCCCGCCTTCCACTCACCGAG